TTGTTGAAGTAAATGATACCCATTTCATGGTCGAGCCACCAGTCCTTGAGTCGTCCTTGGTCACCACCAGCATCAGAAAACGCCCCAATGTCTGATTGGAATTTGTGCTGTGTCCAATCAAAGGTGTCATCGTCACTGAATGTACCATGCAACAAAATACCTTGGCTGAGCACTGTGCCGCTGTTAGCACGATAGCCGATGATGCAGACCCCTCCTTCGGGGTTCACTCCTCTGACTATACCATAATCAAGGAAAGAGGACGAGTCAGTAAATGTAATGGTAAAGGCACCTGCTCCCGGCGTGGCATCAATCGTCCCTGATGCTTCAACAGAAGTGGTCTGTGAAATCGCCAAGTTAGTCGAGTCGCTCACAGCAATTGAAGCAGACTCACCCCCCTTGGTCTGACGCATGCTTGTAATTTTCAACTTGCCGTTGCCGTAATCTGAGTTGGCTGTGGCTAAGAACTCATGATTGACAAACATACTGCGTGAGCCTGTCGAAGTCGAAGCATCGGGGAGTGTGAAGGTCGTGCCGTCAGGACTTGCAAAGGACGCTGTTGTGTCAAATGCAACAGTGCCTCTTCCAGTGCGGTCCTCGTGGTTTATCAAATCCGCAAGATTCTGAGCGGCTGTGACTTTGTCGAATGTAGCATCCCATTGCTGGGTGCCTGTACCTACTTCCAACTTGGCAAAGCCCCCTCCTCCGGGTGACATGTACACAGCATCGCTTGCAAGTGCAGTGTAATCAACGATTTCAAGACGGGCCTCTGCTGAACCAATCTCACGATAGTTCTCGCCCTGCCACATCTCAATGCGCAAGACTTGCTGAACATTGCGGAAGAGCAGTGGGGCTGTACCAACATAGTCAGTGAAATACCGTCTACGGTACGGCTTGTAGGTGTCGAAGTTGATGTACTCGGCGGCCACAATATAGGGTCGCCAAGCATTGTGAGTGTAATTGTCGATACGGTCCTGTACCTCTTTGATACGCTGTTCGACATGTGCTTTGGTCATACCACGACGCTTGGCTGTGAACGACGCTGTGTTCTGTACATAGGTGTTATCAGCAACCTGATAGTCTGCAACAGTTAAATTTTCACTGATAAAGGCAAGCGCCACTCCACCGGAAGTCGATGAAATTTCAGTAATGCTTGCCTCAAAACCCATAGGGTCGGCATCAGAATACACAAAAATCGTATCACCAACGCTAAAGCCGTGCTCACGAAAATCATTACCAGTCACATATACCTTAGCAACATCGTTTGCGGCACCGCCCACCACGCTAAGAGTTGTGTCCGAAGAAACCAAAACAGCCTCTCCCGGTCCAATACCAAGAAGGTCTGCTACCTTCTGTGCATTTGTGTACACAATCTCCTCTGGATGCAGAGGACGGGTTTCGACCTCACCGGGACTGAATACTGCTGGCATTGAACATCACACGCCCTTGTAGTACAAGTCGTGCTGGATTCCTTTTAGAAGTTGCGTTCCGAGTGACATTGGGAAACCTGTTTGAACATCGTCACCACCAGTAGGATTCATTGCTTCGTTGATGAGTCTTGCAATCCTTTCTTCGTCGGTTTCTGGCTCTGTCGGAGGTGGTGCATTTTGGCCTTGAGTAAAGTCGATAGCAGGAGTATTTGCTTCAAACTTTTCATCACGCCGTCGACCTCTTTCGTTGAGGCGTTGTATCTGTGCATCAGGCTGGACTGCTCCGACTCTGTCGAGTGTGCTGTCAAAGGCTCGTGCTTCTGCACTCTGCTCTTCCGTGACTGGCATGACTGCTCCACGAGCCTGACTTGGAAGGCCCTGAATTGGTACATTCGGGTCAAAGCCTCCACGCTTTGCTCCGACTTTAAGTTCGGATGGTGCGTTTTCCATGTCCACGACATTACCTTGTTGGAAGTCCCGAGCAAGGCGAGCAAGTTCAGGAGTAGGTGCAGGAGTACCAGTCGCTCTGCGAGCACCCGACCTTCCTTCTGTGAGTCTTTGTAGTGACAACCGAGCGTTGTTTCTTAGCATTATGAGTTGGTTTATGTGGTGTTGTATATTTTCTGCGACAGCGTTCTTACGACCTCTTTGTCGCAGTTTTGCCGTTGCTTCGCCTTGTTCTGCAAGCAATTCTTTCTGAGTATCTATTTCATTGTCGAGATGATTAAGCATGTCCCTTGTTTCGTCAATGTTCGCCCCACCTTCTGCTCCAGCACGGGCTTGCATAGCCTCTTCGATTTGTCGTTGCATGTCAGATTGCACAATGCCGAACTCATCAGGTCTTTCTGCCTCGGCTCTTTGGTGAATCATCATAGCAGATTGAAGAGCGTCTTCAAGGGGGTCGTCTGTTCGTTCCGTACCGAAACCAAACGCATGCATAGGAGTTCCGAATTTTTCATCAGCCTCATCGTCACCCCTCGTTGTGCGACGGGCCCTGTCATCAGCAAAGTCAATTGCGTCCATTCGGTCAAAAAATATCTTCTTAAACCGTTCAAATTCGTCTGGATTTGCCCGTGCCTTGTCTGCACCGAATGTGTTTAGGATTCGTTGCTCATCTCTATCCATCCGTGTTTCAGAATCAGGCTTGCGTTGAATCGGGGGTGGTACATCGACCTTTTCTCCTTGCCCTACGGTGAGTTCTTGGAGGTCTTCTGCACTCATGGTATCTGTACTACCAATTCGGTCTATTTCTCCAAACGCCGCCGCTAAGGTAGGATTTCCTTCGGGAATAGCATCGGGGAAATGCTCTCGCATCATTTCCACAGCAAGTTGTTCTTGCTGACTTGGGACAGTGATTTGAGGGAAATTGCGCTTTACTTGTGCAAGTGCCTCTTCCGGTGTGGTGGGTACACTTTTGTCTGTGACAACTAACCCTTGTGCGTTGATAAGATTAGCCAACACATCAGGGTCTTCCCGCATAGAATGCAAAGCCATAGCAATCTGCATTTGCATTCTTTCATCCCTGTTATCTTGAGTCGTAGTCTTTCGGTCAGCCATGTGAGGATAGCCAAACATTTGAGCCGCTCTTTGTGGCTCTCTGCTCATAAATCTGTGAAGGAATTTACTCATAGGTATTGTATCTCGTGGCCCCTTCCGTGAACGGAAGTAAGGGCTGGTGCCCGACGGGTCCTGTAAAATCATGTTGTGGCTAAGACCCGCGTCTTGCACTCCACCTTCTTCATTTTCGACGATGATTCTTTTCAACCGACCATCTTCGGTCAGCACCTTACGAGCCCTTGCTCCAATGCCGTGCTTGAAGCCGGGTGGGATAGCAACAGACTCGGCGTCTGGTTGCATTGGTGCAGACGGTTGTGCTTCGGCTTCGGTAGGAGCGGGGCGAGTAATATCGTCAAATGAAACATCAGCCTGTGCCATAATTTCCTTCCGGTCGGCTTCGCTAAGACCTGATTGCTGTATCAATTTCTCCAAAGGTATCTCTTTTCCTGTTTCAGGGTCAAATGTTTTGCCTCCCGTAAGGGCTTGGTTCATCAATTGGTCCTTTACCTTTTGTTTTGCGCTTTCGTCGGTTCTTTCAGCCAATTCTTCGCCTAAGAACTTCATTTTTTCTTGTTCTTTCATACCTGCAAGTTTTTCAGCCCGAGCGGCTTGTCGCTCTTTTTCTTGCTGTTCTCTGGCTTGTTCAATCAATTCTTCCCGAGTCAATTCGCCCGGTTCAAAAACCGGTTCCGGTCGAGGCACAGCCGTTGATTTAGGATTGCGCTGAGCACTGAACAAGTCGGTGTCAAAAGCCGCCTTGGCATCAGGGTAGTTGCCGTAATAATCCTTGTATGCAGAAAAATCATCGCCTGCTTTCGGCTTATTTGCGTCTTCTTTTTCGCTACCGCTGAAACTACGCATGGCCTCATTGTCTTTGTCACCGAATTTCAAAATATCACTTTTGCGTACAAGTATTCTGCTCATTCATGTCACGCTCCAGATTCATCGTGTGTTCCAAGGTTGAAGTCCATTTTTTGACCACAGGTTCGACATTTGTCGACCCAACAGAAGTACAGCATGCCGCACGCCTTACACCGTGTACCTGAGCCGATGTTCATAACATCTGCGGCTTTACTGGTACGAACCCGTTGCTTTTGGGTAATGCCCTCTAACGGACGCTCTGTGTTGAACACTGAGCCACTGCCGTAAGATTCTGCAAGCCGGATGCCACGCTTCTGCAAGCGTTCGATTTCTTCCAAGCCAAGGTTGTTCTGTGACTCCATTCAATCGCCTCAGACTGTGTAGGTGAGGAGGAAGTAATGGTTGCCAAGTGACATGAAAGGCTCGATGGTGACAAGGGCGGTAGTGTTTGCGGCGGCTACACCGAGAGCACCTGTACCACCTGTGGCACGAATGTCCGCTTGGATGAGCGCAGTTGCCGTACCATCAGCCATAGCACGAGGGCTATAAGGGCCGATGACTCGATTTCCATATCCACTGAGTACTGCCATCGTTGGTCACCTCAAGAGCGGCGACCAATTGCGATAAATGTACCTGCGGCTGTACCGCCGCCACCTGCTTGAATTGGGTCCAGAATTGTAATCGTGGTTCCACTAACACTTATTTGGTTGTTCATGTTGAGCGTAATTTCTGCGGCACCGGTTCCCGCTTCGGGTAAAGAAACACTAACTGCGGCACTGTTTGTGCCAGCAAAGTCAATGCTTGAGAGTTGAGAACTCAAATTGATAGTCGTATCACCTGCTTCATAAGAACCTGTGATTACCATTCGGTCACCGAAAACGGTTGGTCGGGGGTCAATTGTAATAGCCATTATTGTTCATCTCCTGTTGTTGGTTCTGGTTGTGCCTCTGCGGGTTCTTCTGCGACTGGCGCAGGTTCTTCCGGCTCTGGTACAGGCTCTGGTGTGGGTTCTGGGTTAAGAACATTTTCGACCATGCCAAGGAGGGTTGCTTTGGTTGCGTACTTGCCAACCGTTGCACCGTTGTCCTTTAGCCAAGCCGTGATGTCCTTTCGTGTCCATCCCTCATCAGGTAAGCCATCTTCACCAAGGTCTGTGGTCACAGGTTCTGGATTGTCGCCTTCGATTCTCCACCATTTGGCAGAGAACCGGTGACGGTATTCGTTCAAGAACTCCTGTGTCACTTCCAAGGGTTGGTGACGGATTGCCACCAATCGTGTACAAGGAACCCTTCGTTCATAGAAGGGGCCAAGTGAAGTCACCGTAGGCAATTAACCACCCTCAGTTGTACATCACCATGATGTCGCCAACAACATCTGATGCTCCACCTTTGATGTGGAGGGTCAATGTTAGACCGCTTCTTGAAATGTCAAGAGCCATGTTGTTGCTTGCGTGTGCATCGTTCACTGGGGTTGCGTCGTTCTCTTGGATAAATACAGTCAAGATACTGCTTATTCCACCGCTAAGAATGATTGTTTCGTTGTCTGCGCCACCTGTGAAGGTAATCAGAGCCATCTTTGGTGCTGGGTCGTAGCCGTTTGCTCCATCGCTGTTAGAAGCGTTGAAGGTTCCCGGTCCACCGCCGGGGTATGCGACATCTGCCGCTCCGTCTAACCACTCTGTGGTGCTGTGAGAGCCTGCTCGTAGTTCCCATGCTCCAACGAGTGTTGCTGTTGCTGTTCCTGCTAATGATAATTCTTGCATAATTTTTCATCTCCATGTTGTTTGTTCACCATCAATCTCAAGACAAGTCTCGGATTGAACCATGACCTCCAAAGAAAGTTGTCCAGACTTCACCCATTGTTCGGTAAAGTCCCTCTTGACCGAGGCGGTTAATGGCGAATGGGTCACCGGTTTCAATACCAGACTCGTAGTACTGAGTTGGTTTTGCCACACTAAAGTGAAGGTAGTCAGTGTCCAAGAAGTACATTCGGCTGATGCCGTCTGCTGAAACATCCTTGGATGGAATGATTGGGACGCCGTTGTAGGTAGCGACGATGAATCCGGCTTCGATACCGGGAACACCCTTGACGCCGCCCATGGTTGGGGTCACACGCTTTTCTTCCATGAACCGCTGTTGGCTCTGGAGGAGTTGTTGCAAGCGCATCAAAGTGTCATATCCTGTGAGGATGACCTTTGGATTGCCACCACGGACCCAAATCTTCTGGAAGATGTCGTCGATGTGGTCAAGACTGAGAACACGCTCAGTCAATCCAGCGTCGGAAGCGACATTGACTTCTGCGTCGGACCAAGTGTTTGCACTTCGGTCGATGCTGTAAATGTCAAGGTCAGATGCGGCGCTTACATGCGCAGTGTGAGTGGTGGAAGAGCCACCGCTCACGGTTGCGGCATATCCAGTACCGGTGCTGTCCATGGTGCTTGCGGCAGTGATTCGGTCCAAGGACTCGTAATCGTTGCCAGCAGGAGTGTCAACATCTTGCAAAAGCATCTTGTTGATTTCCTCTGCGTGGTGCTTGCCCATTTCCTCTTTGAGGACGGAGCGGATGTCACCAAGACCGTCATCCTTGTCGTTAAGGAAGATTGCAACTTCGCTCATGTCGAAGGTGTGCGCAATGGTCTTTGGCTTTGCGGCAATGTGTTGGAAGGTAGGCTTGGTGGTTTCTGGAAGTGTTCCATTCTCAGCAATGCCGCCGCCCTTGGTTGAGTCAGGGCGAGCGGTCACGACACGCCATCCAGAGCGGTCCCAAGGTTTCTTGGGCAAGATGCTGAATGCGTTGAATTCTTGGTTGAGTTGGGACCACACTTTGCGTCCGTAGATTGCTTGGTAGGTACCAGCAGTCGTCGAGAGCATTGGTGCGTCAGCCTTCAGAAGTTCACTACCGGAGTATGCGTAGCCCATGTTTGAGCCTGCGCCGTAGTAGTAGCGTTCCATATCGTTAATTGTTCGTAGGTAATTTCGTGCCATATATTATTCCTCCTCATTCAAATGCTTTCCCCGCAAGACTGTGGACTTCGTCCCAAGACATGTTTGCGAGGTCTTCGGTTGAAGGGACATTGATGGTTGGTGCGGCGGCCGACTTGCGGATGCTTGCACCTTCGGCGGAGCCGAGGTTGTCGATGCGACTGCTCAAAGAAGCAATTGCCTTTTCGATGGATGCGAGAGGTGCACGAGCATCAAACTCTTGTGCACGGCGGGATTCGACCTCTGCGGTCTGTTCCTTGGCGAGTCGGTCAGCGAACACAGTTCCAAGAGAGGACTTGAGTTGCTTTTCGATGGATGCGGCCTTGTAGGCTTCGTATGCCATCTCGACTTGAGCGGAGGTAAGGTCGGCTGGGTGAAGGTAGCCCTTTGCAACATCTGCTTTGGAGCCACTGTTCAGGGCGCTGATTGCGCCAGTCGATGGGTTGCCGCCTTCTTGAGCACGGCCTTTGACTTGTCCAGCGAAGTATTCAGCACCGTCAACGGACGATGGGTTGTCGAATCCACCAAGTTGTGCCTTCTCCAAGTTGTCGAAGTGAGAGCGTGCCCCAGCGGTATCAACACCAGCAGATTTGAGAGTGTTTTCCATCCAGTTGAGGTAGTCAGATGAGATGACATCGCTGTATTCGGATTTTGCGGCCATGTCGTGGTCGCCACCGTACATTTTGTCTTCTTTGTCCTTGTCTTCGGACATTTCTTTGCCCTTGTCTTCGGAAGACTTTTCGTCTTTCTTCTCATCTTTCTCATCTTTCTTATCCTTCATGGCTTCAAATGGGTTTTCGCCCTTTTCCATTCCATCAAGTCGCATGTTGATTCTGTCCAGTACGGACGATAGTTCATTCATTGTTGTGTCTTCTGTCATATTCGTGTCCTCCTTTAGAATTCTAAAGGTTGCTTCTGGGTTGATTCCCTTTTCGCAAATCGTCACTTCGTGGAGTTCTAACTTGGAGATTTCAGTGTAATCTCCATGCTTTGAATCGGATTTGTTGACACGCTTGAAAGCCTGTCCTCCGATACTGAACCCCCGTAGGGCACCCTTGCGAATTTCATTGGCCACTTCTCGGGCCTTTTCGATGTCATCACGAAGTTTGATGACAACAAAGAGTCCGGCATCATCAACACCGGATTTCCAAAGTCGTCCACTGCTATCAGTGTAAGAGTCGATAACCGACCCGACTTGGATGTTGGAATGTGCGAGTTGCACATTGCGGAAGTCTTCTGCTTTCATGAACCCGCCAAATGCATCCTTTAGTGCATCACGGGTGATGAGGTCGCCTTGCTTGTCGACCATTTCGACGGAAGCATATCCTGCTACGACAAGGTCCTGACCGCTCTTCAGAATAGAAATACTACCTTCTTGGGAGAAGGGAGTGGTTCTGAGGGAAGTCGCCATGACCATTACCCCACGATAGACCTGTCATACTATATCAAGAGGTATGATACACGGCTTTGTCTTCTGTGAGTTCTAAATTGGGACTCAGTGAGCCGTTTTCCTTGACTTCTTTTTTGTCTTCGGCTTCTTCCTTCTTGTCCCGCTCAACATCACGCACATCATAATCAGGCATGGTTTTGTTATCGGTGATGTTCGTGGGGCCACTGGGTGACTCGATAGGCGTGGCGTAGTCGATACCAAGACCTTTCGTGCCCGAATTCGATGCACCCACTGCACCAACACCGCTCTTAGTAAGCAGGCGCATGGCGACCTCAAGTCCCTTGACCATGACTGTTTTCTTTTTCCAATCTGTACCCTTGACCTTCTTGGGTTCGATGAGTGGTTCGGCCTCGTCTTCTGATTCGTGAACCTCTGCCTTCTCTTCGATTTCCATATTGGCCTTCAACAAAATGCCAACGATTGGTGACCAGAATGGTCGCTGGCTTTCTGAAAGCCGAATCAAATAACCGTTGTCACTTCGTGGTGTGTGAACAGCCCAGCCTTCTTGTGTCTGTGTGGCCTTGTAAAGAACAGACCCTTGTTCCATCTGAATATGGACATTGCTTCCCTTTCTGAAAATTTCAACACCATGCTGGTATGGTTCGGCCTTAGCGAGAATACCAAGAGAATCACTGCTGACCAGAGGCTCGCCTTCCGCCTCACCTTCAATCTTGGATGCGTGTACGGTGAACAACTTCTGTTGTTCTGACGCTTGTGATTCTGTGACATTGGTCACATCGACCTTCACCAAGTCACCGACATTGTATTTGTCTTCGCTTTCAAAAGCCGCTCCTACATCCATGTAGTCGTCACCTTCGTACTTGACTCTGCGGTCACCCAAGTCTTCACCATGCGCAACAGGACCGGTTCCAAGTCGGTATGTGTAAGGCCCGTCACCTCGACGGTCAAGCACCATGAGTACAACTTCTGTACCGCTTTGCAACATGACCCACTTTGGATGACGAGGTTCGCCCTTCATGTAGGCTGACTTGGCGTCACGCATGAGAATGCGGTCAGTGTCAAGAGCCTTGACTGCGGAAGCAAGTCCGTCGTCATCGGTGAGTTTTGTGTCGGATGCGCTTGGTACATGCACCATCTCATGACTTTCCATGGCTCCACGGAGAATCTTGATGCGCTCTTGTACCGGCATTTCAAATGCGTTTTCGTCATCGTATTCTATGACATCGAAGATGTGCAACACATCCTTGCCACGAATGACATCGACAATGTATTGTTTGTCGCTCACCTTCTTGAAAGCGTCTTTCTCCTCTTCCGACAGGGTTGCCTTAGAGAAAATCTCACCTTCTTTGTGACCAACGAAAAACCGCTCGCCTTCTGGGAATGCACTAACAATCCAGTCGCCAGTGAAACCACGCAGGTGCTCCAAGTCATCCAGTTCAAAGATACGGTGCATAGGCTGTAAAGACGGCAAGCCCTCTGGCATGTCCTTCCTGATGACATCAGGATTTGTGAGCGAGGCAAGAAGCGAAGGTCCATCCATCTTGTTGTGAACTGAGGAGGCATCACTATTATGTGTTCGCCTTGAAGAATTGATTCGCATAGAATGAGGCATACTGTCCAGACTGTGAGCACCCTCGTGCACTGGACCGAATGCAGAATGATGTTCTGGTGGAGCAAGGGCCATCACTGAGGGTAATGTCGGAGTAATCAATTGCATCTTTTCTGGCTTATCTTTCTTGTACGCTGTCATTTCTCCTGTGACATGGTCGATGTGAAGGCCAAGTGGTACGGTGTGGTTGCGACTACCCTCATGGTATCTGAGCGAAGGAGAATTGTAAATGGCCATGGCGGCATTTGTGTCGTGGCTACCAAGCGGACCTATGTTTTGTCTTTCTAACACATGTTCTTGTTTCATACTGTGAGTCTTTCGCTCGTGTTGTTCATCGACTGGTCGAGCGAGGAAGCCATCAAGCGCAGAAAGATATTTGCCGGTGATTATCTTGTCATGCTTGCGCCGCTTATCCTTATCAGACATAGTGTGAGAAGCAGGAGTGCCCAATTCTGGCTCACCTACATTTCTGCGGCGTTTGTTTTCTCTTTCAATGGATTGTCGAGAAAGCGGATGGTCTGTGGCAGAAAGAGGATGGAAAGAAATAAAGTGGTCATCCATTGCTTGTTCATTGCCTACAAGCCTGAAAAACCTCGACATTGTTTGGAAAATTTTACTTCTTCGGTTATGTCTGTTTGTCCAACCTTCGTCTTGTGCATGAAGCGGGTGAATTTCTTTTCCAAACCTATGAGGGCCTAAAAGTTGAAGGTTTTCCAAGGGTACTTTGTCATTAGGGGTGTTTGGATAATGCGACCTATTGACAATTCCATCACCTGTCATGCGGAAACTCAATTCGTCTTTCAGATGGGTTTGCAAGTTGCCAAAGTCTTCCATCTCGCCCATTCTTCGTATGATTTCGTCGACTGGGCTAACAATAAATCTCCTGCCAATCTTGTTGTCTTTCTTATTTTTTCTCATAAGTTCCTTTTTGAGGCGCTTTGCATGCGCTATGACGCTGTCGTCAACCATGTTTGTAGGAACCATCAGCCCGTCCTCGTTCTCCATCATTTCTGTCAAGCCCAAGTTTTCAAGCCATGTGCCCTCATCAACAGAAGGGTCCACTCTGTACTTTGCTGAGTGCAACATATTGACAAGTAAGTTCTCATGGGACACGCCTGCACCCGGATTTTCACGCATGGTATTGGTGACGGCAGGCATCATAGCCTCAATCCCGTGACTTTCATGTGGAGCGGCATTGAGGAAGGTATTCCCTTGCATCATCAACCAAGCGACCGCTGTGTCAGGCCGTGGGTTTCCAAATTCATCCTTGAACATTTCAAAGGGGTCAAAGCCTTGCTCACGACATTTCTGCAAGACTTGCATAGCCGCTTGTTCAATAGCCTCGATGTGGCTGTTGACTCTTGTTTGAAAATTACTTTCGCTATCCAGATGTGTATTACGAGGTTTGATTTCTTTACCACGCTTGTCATAACGCTTTTGAAGTTCGTCCTCAGTCACAATACCAAGTTCGTTCTCAATGTTGAGCAAATCTTGCTCGTGGTGATGTATTTCCTCTTTCAATTCATTCATAGATTCGATTTGTACCGCATCAGGGTTAGGCAAATCTTGAAGTTCGTGCAATTTTTCTCGGGCATTATGAAGTTGGATTGACACAGCATCGTGGTCATCATGACTATGTTGTTCAGATTCAGTTTCTTCAACTTCATCGACACTCTCAGGCAGTTCGCCTGATTGCCGTGCCTCAAGATAACGCTTGAGGCCAGCGAGGTCCCCTTCAACAAGCGATTCGCCTCCGTAAATCTCATCATGGCGTTGTCTTGCCAATTCTTTTTGCGTTTGAAGGCTTTGCAAACCTTCTGCGATATGTTCAATTGCTTCCTTTGAAGCGTTAGGGTTGGCCTTTGCGTTTTCCAAATAACCAATATATCGTGTAAGTTCTTCCTCCTTATCAAAAACGAATTCAGGACTACCCAAAGGAAGCGGTCCCGCTTCTTTTTTCATACGCTTTCTATACAGCAACCGCTCAAAATCTTCTCTTGACCCAGTACTAAATTGAGCGGCAGGGGCATCAAATGGTATTTGTCGAGCATCGTGGGCTCTGACTGCTTGAGGGTTCGTCGAAGGCAAACCTGCCCCTATGACTGTGGCTATCTTGTGGTGAGGAAGTGCTCTTTGCTCTTCCTTAAATGCGGAGGTGTTTGTTTCAATGGCACCTTTGCTGGCTCCCAAAAATGGATTATGTGGTACATGCAGAGGTGCAAGCGATGAATTAAACCGTTTATTTTTGATTCGTTCTGCTGTTTTGATGTCACCCGCTGACATAGCATTGTTGAACAAAGTATGTCCTTCATTAGCATGTAGTCCAGCGAATGTCGATTGTGTACGAGTGGTGTGGTTATTACCATGACCTATATTGAAAACAGGACCCGCATTGAGTCCTGTATGTATTGGATTGGCTGGTTGGAAAATAAAGGTCTGAGGTCCAAATTTACCGAACTTCATAGGTTCAACTGTCCTATCAGGCATACCAAAGCCAGACCGCAGACTGTTTGTCCGAAGATAAGCATATCCACCTTGGTCGAACACAGGGCCTTTGAGAGATGCGATGTCGGTTTCATCAGGTCGGGTGTGGTCACCAAAGTGACTTGCTGTCTCGCCTTCAACCAAATTCGTTGCATGCTCGATGTGTTTTCTGGTTTCATGAGCCTTGCCCATGCCACCTGTTTTCATGTGCGCCTGCGACCAATGATGGCTCAGTGATTCAGGCTCATTCATTGTGTACTCTTCTGGGTGCGCACCTTCACCTTCGTGCGCAACATGAGGCTGGGAGTGAAAGGCAAAGGCATTTCTTGCGGCATGGTCCTTGGTGAATTTACTTATTTCTTCTTCAAACCTAAGCAGGTATTGTTTGATTTCATCTGGAGTCCAATCAACTGAATTAGGGTTCCACAGTTCCCCGTACAACGGATGCTGTCCTTGCTCATAGAACTTGTAAGAATCCCCTCTTCTCCGAGTTGAAGCAGGGTCGATACCTGCCGCTAAAAGCATATCATTTCTTCCAAATCGAGTTGGGGCTGGGCTCTTTGCTGTATTTCTTGGTCGCAATTGACCGCCCGTTGGGAGGTGGTACCCGTGTTTGTGAGGTTGTTTGAAGTTAGCCCTTTCGGCGTTGTAATTAGTAAGGCGTTGGTGTAAATCAAAAGCCCGTTCTTTCAATTGGGATAGAAAATACTCATTGTTGTATCTCAAATTAGGCGTCTTAATCAACTTTGCAAACACTGGGTTAGCGGCATAATTCGGGTGCCCTGTCCAATGTTGAAAGATGGGGGAATAACGCTGTACGAAATTACGCTTGGCTCGGGGGATGGAGTAATTTTCTAAACCCGGTATGGTTTGATGCTCAAGACTATCCATATCATTCTCGGCCATGTGCCGATACACTTGTACACGCTGTGCAGGTGTAAGCCATTCCATTCCGTACAAATAGTCCTCTTCACCCATACCTATGCGTCTTCCGCTCTCTTCGTCAATCTCGTCGCTTTGCCAACTTCTGATAGCCTCGTTCATGTGTATTCGGCGTAGGACCTTTTCAAATTCTGCACCGTCAGGGCCATTCAGTTTATCGAGGATTTCTGGCCTTCTTTCTATTTGTGGTTTGATAAAGTTGTAGTAATGAGCCTCGTACAAATCGTGATTGCTTTGGTTTGGTGGCAACACACCTAAGCCATCAGGTTTTGTAATGTGCTGAGTACCTTGATACTCTTTTTCCCAAGCATATTCTTTTTCTTTGTGCTTTTTGGAAACACCATCTGTGAAAAAGGATTCAAGCAGACGAACCCACATAGGCGCAATACCGAGTTCTGGATGGGCCTCATGCAACGCGTCAAAATCAAGCGGCGACACATCTGCAAAGTGCTCTGCGCCCGTACCGCGAAGTTCT